TATGATCGTGGAGAAACGCGGGCAAACGAGGTTAAAGCTAAACCTAAGAAGTCGCGCGCCAAGACATTGAAATCGGGTTCCAGAGCGTCACAGCCTAAACGCACCTCAGCAGCACAGGAAGCGCAGAACCGCGCACGAAAAACTGGTCGCGTCAACGACGCCGCGGCCGCAATCAAAGCCTTGCTATAGGAGCATAAACCATGACCATCATTGCAAACACCTTTACGTCTTTTGACGCCAAGGGTATCCGAGAAGAATTAGCCAATGTTATCAGTAACATAGCCCCCGAGGAGACACCCTTCACATCCAACGTCGGCTCCGAAAATGTGTCCAACACATTTTTTGAGTGGCAATTGGATGATTTGTCGTCTGTTGACGTTACGCCAGTAATAGACGGCGACGATGTTGCATCGTTCGACGCAACAACTGCCACCGTAAGGGTCGGAAATTACACGCAAATCCGCCGCCGCAGCATGATTATTGCTGACAACCTCGGCTTCCAGGACTTGGCTGGCCGCAACGATGAGGTTGCGTATCAGCTTGCCAAGCGCGGCAAGGAGGTCAAGCGCGACTTGGAAACAATCTACACAGGCAACACAGCCCGTTCCGCCGGTTCAGCTTCTGCTGGCCGCGTAACTGCTGGCTTGGGTGCGTGGGTTGCAACCAACGTCAACAAAGCTGGCGACGGCACCAACCCAACTGCGGCAGACGGATCCGACGCCCGTAACGACGGCACGCAGCGTGACTTCACAGAGGCCATGCTCAAAGACGTGATGCAGCAGGCGTACACATCGGGCGGCAACCCATCCATGCTGATGGTTGGCCCGTACAACAAAACAGTCGTGTCCGGCTTTGCTGGCATTGCGGCTCAGCGCTACCAAGCGCCATCTGATGGTCCAACAACCATCATCGGTGCAGCTGACGTTTATCTGTCAGATTTTGGCTCCTTAACCGTTGTTCCTAATCGCTTTTCTCGCGAACGGGACGCATGGTGCCTCGACACTGAGTACGCGTCAATCGCAACTCTGCGTCCGATCCAAGCTGTGGATCTTGCCAAAACAGGCGACGCCGAGAAGAAAATGCTCATCTGCGAAACCGGCCTCAAGGTAACTAACGAAAAGGCTCACGGCCTGATCGCTGACTTGAACGTATCGTAAATATGGTGGGGCGGCTTCGGTCGCCCCATTAGTCTGGAGGGTAAGATGAAAAGACTTTTTAGCCGCGACGAGGCGACAGGGATTACGAAATATTGGCACGTCAAAAGCAATGGCGAATATGTCATTGAGACCGTGCAGGACAGCACAAAGATCATCGAAGCAAACAAGCGCTCGTATAACGACGTGTCGGGAAAATTCGGAGAACATGCCAAGGTGGCCTCCATCCCGCTTTCCGTGTATTATGAGCTGAAGAGGCAGGGGATCGCTGACGATCCCAAGGCGCTGCGCAAGTGGCTTAACCAGTCGGAAAATCGGGCGTTTCGCACGCGAGAGGGTACACTGTAAATGGCACTTTCAAATTATTCAGAGCTCAAGGCGTCAATTGCCAGCTGGCTAAACCGAGGTGATGCAGATACTATCGCTGCAATTCCTGATTTTATAAAAATTGCAGAAACCAATATTGAGCGCAGCATACGTCATTGGCGGCAGGAGAAACGCGCCACAGCTACAATTGACACGCAGTATAGCGCGTTGCCAGCGGATTATCTTGAAGGCATCCGATTTAATTTGGATAGCGACAGCCGTTTAGTCGAACTAGTTTCGTCTGCTGATATGCAGCGCAGGCGTCACGCAAGGGACGACACGCCTGGAAGGCCTCAATATTTTTCTGTCACTGGCGGGCAAATTGAAGTTCTCCCAACACCTGACGCGGAATACACTGGGGAGCTTTATTACTATTCAACAATAGACGCTCTTTCTGACAGCAACACGTCGAACTGGGTTTTGCAATATTACCCTGACGCCTACCTGTACGGCTCCTTACTGCATTCTGCGCCTTACCTTGTCGATGACGCAAGGATGCAGACTTGGGCTGCATTGTTTAGTGCCGCCGTTAATGCTATAAATACCGAAAGCGAAAAGGCAAAGTTCAGCGGCTCTGGGCTTCGCATGAAAATTAATTCCTACTGAGGGCAAAACTATGGCAACGATTTCAGACTATGTGCTTGACGCTGCACTGTCAAAGTTAGACACGGAAGCGGATCGCATCGATATATGCTCTCAGGAGCCTACAACCTACGCGGCGGCAACCAGCACTTACACTTTAGGCAATTCAACATCTTTGTCGTTTGGCGCTCCCACTGATGGGGATACATCTGGGCGTAAAGTGACCGCAGCGGCGATTACAGACGGCTCTGTGACCGGTACAGGCACAGCGACACACTTTGCTGTCGTTGACGTTTCCGCCACTCGTTTGCTTGCTACAGGCTCCCTGACATCATCCCAGGCGGTGACATCTGGAAACTCCTTTACGCTTGATGCCTTTGATGTAGAAATTCCAGATCCCGCATAGGAATATTTAAATGGTTACGCTGGTCAACAGAGCAAAGATGTCCACGGCAACCACCGGGACGGGAACAGTTACTTTAGGCAGCGCAGAGAGCGGGTTTCAAAGCTTTGCTGACGCTGGTGTCTCTAATAGTGATGTTGTGCGCTACACTATCGAAGACGGAAGTTCATTCGAGATAGGCACTGGCACTTACACTGCCAGCGGCACTACTCTGTCGCGCACTTTGGTTGAGAGTTCGACCGGATCGCTTCTTAACTTGAGCGGCAATGCCGTAGTCTTCGTGACTGCCGCTGGTTCTGACATCCAGCAACCTCCAGCCGAGGGCGCTTTTGTAAATGGTGACAAGACGAAGCTAGATGGCATTGAGGCTGGTGCCACTGCAGACCAGACAGCTAGTGAAATACTCACAGCTATTAAGACTGTTGATGGGTCTGGCTCAGGTTTAGATGCTGATACGGTAGATGGACAGCATGAAACAGACTTCGTAAGGACTTCTTCTGGAACCGCCACATCACTTGACACGACTTATCGTGCGGGGATGTTTGCCTTCAATACAACTACTACAGGTAAACCTGCGTCTAACTATGGACAAGGGTTGGCTATTGTTAGCTCTGGTTCGGAACACAACGATACAAGTAACTGGATTACACAAATAGGCTTTGGTACAGATCGAAACTCAGCTTATTTTAGAGGTAAGACAAATGACGGTGATTGGAACAGTTGGAGAACTTTCTGGCACGATGGTAACGATGGTGCTGGCTCTGGTTTAGATGCTGACTTACTGGATGGGTTTAACTCTAGTAAAGATGAAGTCGTTAACACTGTAGCCGTCCGTAATTCTGGGGGTTACTTGTTTGCTAACTTTTTTAACGGCTCTGGTACGTTTAATACCAGTGGCAACACCTCTGGCATGGGTCTGTTTACAGGTACTAATGGCACTGACACCTTTGGTCGTTCATACACAGCCGCCGCAGCTAGATCATTACTAAACGTAGAGAATGGTGCTGACGTAACTGATACGGCTAACGTCACTGCCGCAGGGGCATTGATGGACAGTGAGGTTACTAACCTTGCCCAAGTCAAAGCCTTCGATAGCTCCGACTATGCTACATCTGCCCAAGGCACGACTGCTGATGCTGCTTTGCCTAAAGCTGGCGGCACCATGACGGGCGATGTAGCCTATGGCGACAACGTAAAGGCGACTTTTGGTGCTTCTGCGGATTTGAGGGTGTTTCACAATGGGACTAACAGTGTTATAATTGATACTGGAAATGGTCATCTTTCACTCCAGTCTAATGGCACAAAAGTTAATGTTTATGATACAATTAACAGCCAAGCCATGGCAAATTTCAACACGGGTGGCTCGGTACAACTATTCCACAATGGGTCTCAAAAGCTAGAAACCACCAGCACAGGCATCAACGTAACAGGCATAATTACTGCTGATGATTTACTTAATATTGAATCTGCCTCTGGTTACGGGCGGATTGAAATTGGTGGCCCCTCTGGTGCATTTATTGACCTAAAGACGCCATTCAGTGATGATTATGATGCTCGTCTTTTCTGCGATGGTAACTCCCTCTATCTTACAACAAGCTCAGACATTCCAGTTATGTTAAAGCATAATGATGCTGTGAAACTTTCCACCACCAGCACAGGTATCAACGTAACTGGCAATGCAACCTTTGCAGATAATGGTAAGGCTACCTTTGGTGCTTCTGCGGATTTGTCTATATTCCATGATGGTTCTCATAGTTATATAACGGATAGTGGTACAGGTAATTTAAAAATCGGCGGTGCAAATGTTGAAATAACTACTGCTGGTGGTACTAAGTATTTTGAGGGTGCTAGTAATGTCGCCAAACTTTTTCACACTGGAAATGAAAAACTCACCACCAGCAGCACAGGCATTTCCGTAACCGGAAACCTCGTCGTCACAGGCACAGTCGATGGTCGTGACATTGCAACAAACATTCCTGCGTCACTAGGCACGGCAGGTCAGGTTCTAACAGTTAACTCAGGTGCAACGGCTGCTGAATGGGCAGATGCTGCTGGCGGTGGCGGTGGCGATGACGATGCCGTTTCAGTTACTATTGCTGGGTCAACCTACACGCTAGACCTTTCGTCTGGTCATATGTTTTACCCGTCTGCTGATGTTTTCGGAAACACAACATTTGCGCTTTCCAATATACCAACCACAAGTTTTGAGGGCAAAGTTCAATTTAGCTATACCGGCGGCGGCACAATAACATGGCCTTCCGCATTTGAGTTCGTCGATGGAGTGGCCCCAACAATCTTGCCCGGTTATGATTATCTTTTTGAGTTTAATAAAATCAACAGCTCCACTAAAATCAAAACTATTAATCACGGCAGATTTGATTATGC